GAGGAGTACAATGTCAATTGCACGAGGTCGATGGGGTTGCCAAAAATCCTGGACAAACTATAAAAATAATTACACGACATTTACACGACATAAATAAATAATGGCTGTTTTCTGCGATAAAAAACGGTTTGCATAACCGTTTATATTTAACAATGGCAGAAAATAAGGATTTTTTATTTCCGTGAGAGTTCTGTGTCAGAAAATATTATTTTCGGAATATCAAAAACAATTATCCTTATTACTCAACAATTACTCTACTTATCTTCTTTCTTCGCAGTATTACGCATTACCTTCTTCTTAACCCTAAACCCATCCATATCGTTACCAATACGGAACTCACCTGATAACACATCAACTATGCGTAACAGTTCCAATTCATTATCACTAATGGATTGTCGGTGATCTGGTAATACTTCTTTCAGTTTCAAATTGTTTAACAAACTCTTTTATCTCTCCTGCACTCTCAAAGCTTGTAAAGTGTGCTATTAACTCTGGCTTATGAGTAATGCTATTTGTTATTAAATAAAACGTAACAAATGGATCGTTCTCATTTAATATTTCATCATCCATTTATTTACTCCATTCAATTGAAAACTTTTCACCCTTGTTGTTCGTTAATGATAGTTGTTGTTTATCTGTGCCAAATGTTTTTGGACTTAACTTACTTGCGAGAAACTGTTTATGCTTCACTAAAATATCTAATGCTTTTATGCTGTTGAGATTAGCTGTCTTATCATTTGCAGACTTAATCATATCTTTACATTGATCTTCAACGGCATCTAAAGTGTAATGTATTCCATCACTCTTTGCTTGTTCATATTGTTCTCTTAACTCTGGCTTTTCATTCATCCACTTACGAAAAGTATTCCAGGATAAATTTTCTTTTGCTATTGCTTTTCTAATACTTTCACCAACTGCTAATGCTTCCAGTATTCGCTTTATGGCATTCCTGGATTGGTTGTACTTTGGCGGTCTGCCTTGTGCTTTTATAACTTTATTCATAACTGTATGTAGTGGAATCAGAAGCTTCCGAAGATACTAAATGTTGTAAAAACAATCCTCTCCGAGTCTAGTGATAAAATAGAGTAAAATTGTCAAAACTGTCAATAAAAAAAAATATTTTTTTTAATCATACTTTGGAGCAATGAGTCGGTATATTTTTTCTTTATCTTGCAGCTTAAAGTTTTGTTTTATTCTTGCAATGATTGTCATTAATAATTCGCTGTATTTATTTTTTACTTTACGTCTATCAAGTGCTGTTAATCTTCCAATCTTACTCCACGATAATCGTTTACCTCTTAACCAAATAATTTTACGATCTTCATCACTTTGTATCAATTGGATAAGTCTTAATGCTAATTCCCAACGAGATATACTGCGTGGCGATAAACTTATTTTTGGCTCACTATCACCATAATTGAGCCAATCAATCCTATTCATATCCATCCAAAAGGTTAATTTCTGCTTACGAGTAGCACTAGGCATTCGTTGATCCGTTAAAAAAGCATCATAATATAATTGATCTAAGTCGTGTTCCGTTATCCGCATAAGTGTTTTGCATAGGAGAGAGCATCTTGTTTTGTATCTTTATTGGCAACTTGCTCTAACCATTCATTGTAACGATGAGGAGATAATCTTGTAACCATCATACGAATATATTTATTCTCCATATTTTGATGATAACCTAATCCATTGTTTACAACCTGCTTGTAATAAGGATTAGAATTCTTTGCGAACTTCTTAATTGTTTTATTTATATCTATATAAGTAATAGGTTTAGTAGGAGGTGCAGGTTTGTTCATAGTTTTTGGCTTTGAAACGCATATATCTGCATGGGTTAAGTATTCTTCTTCTGTTAATTTGAAGTGGTTTTTCCCCTTAATTGACAACTTATAAACAAGCTTAAGCTCGTGAAGTTTGGCTGTGGAGTGTTGGACTTGTCGTAGTGATAAGCCAGTTATTTTTACCAACCTTCTGTTTGTTGGATATGTTTGCCTGGTTTTCGTATTATGATGTTCTAATATCGCTGACGCAACCTGGACATCGGCTTTGGTTAAACTTTTTGTGTTAATGACTTTTAGGAGGAGCTTCCACTTTTCGACAAGCATTCTCTCTCCGCAGCTATAAAGCAATCTTTGTAATACGATTTCCAATAATTATTTGTTTCTTCAACAATCTTTGCATAGTGCATCGCTTTATTATCTAAATATTGCTTTGCTAGTTCTTTATTATCTTTATCTAATTGTTGTGATTGTTTCAAAATATTCTCCTTGATCTGCAACAACACATTGAAAACGAGCAATGACGCAACCCTTCGGAATGTATATTTCCGTGCCTTTTTCTTTTATTTCTGGGTTAAAATCTTTACTGCAATAAAGAACATAATCGCCTTTATCGTTTGGGTTTTCATCCATCCAACCAACATTTATGTTAGTAGATGATTTGCCATCCCATTCTTCTTTCCAAATGCCATCACCTTCTGTTGGATCTTTCCAAACAACATAATAACAGTTTTTAGCCAATTCCTTCGTTGCATGAAGATAATCCATACGCATATATCTACACTAATGGTAGATTTATGTCATAATAATGCTTTTATGTAACTTAATTGTATAATATATGTCTATTGATACAATTTTGGATAAATAATATGACAATTTTCACAAAAAGGAAAATAATGCACAATTTAGCTCTCTTGTTTAAAAGAGAAAAAATAAATGGTAAATCACAAAAAGAAGCTGCTGATTTTTTAGGTATTGATCATCGGTCTGTTAGCAGACACATGAAACAAAATAATATTAGTTTAGATATTTTATATAAATATGCAGAATATTTAGAAGTTGATATTAATCAATTAGTAGCAACAAAGTTAGATAGACAAGTTAACGGATATATTGGTGAAAATACTATTAAAATGTATGCCGATGATGAAGAAAGACCTATACTTACAGGTATTCAAGCAGCTCCTAAATGGTGGATAAATAAAAAAACTATTATTATTATTGATAAAAATGATCCAAAAGGTCATTATTATAATATGATAAATTTTTATGATGAGTGGAATAATTCAACAAGAATTAAGGATCAAGCACTTGGTTTATATCAAACAAAAGATGATCAAATGATTGGTGGCGGTACTATATCAAGAAAAAATGATAAAGAATTTATTTGTAGAAATTTTTATGATGGTCAACCGAGAACTTTAGAATTGAAAAGATATGCAAGATTAATAGCTGCTTATAATCTTAATGATCTGCCTGTTGAAATACAATAATTAGCTTACTCACAAGTTTTATTCACTTTTTTCACAAGAAACTACATACAAACTACGAATATTTCTACCTACCATGTAGATTTGTGCTTTTTTAATAAGATTTAATAGGATATTTCTACTTACCATGAGTAGTAATTCCAACGTAATTAATATTCCTAATGATGCAAAAATAATACCTGGTTACTTCCTAGATCGTGGATTAGACCATTTTTCTCCAACACAAGCTACTACTCCTCTTGATGTATGGATTTACAAATATCTTCATTGCAACCAGGAGAAAAGAAGAAAGATGAAAGGTAGTTCTAAAATGCGTTGCGGAGTTCTTGCAGGAGATAGTGTTACTGCTGACATATCAGGCAGGGTTAGACCAATATTTCATTATGACGGCTACAAAGAATGGAACGATGAAAAAGATGAAATGCAATGGAAGAACGATAAAGAATTTATTAATGCAACAATTGAACAAATATTTTTAGGATTGAAAGATGTTGGTATCAAATGGAAAGATAAAAGAGCTAAAGTTGTATTTGAATATTATGTTAGTTATGAAGATGATAGACTAGTCATTCCGATTATTGGAAGAACAGATATTCAAACTCCAACAGCTCTTGTTGAATTAAAAACAAAGTGGAGCAGACGAGGTGCAAAGAAAAAAGATGGCACAAACAGTTTTTCTTTTCCAAAGTTAAAAGATGAGCCAGAAGATACACATTTGCAACAATCAGCAATGTATTATCACGCAACCAAAATTCCAACATTTATAGTCCAGGCAACAGCAAAAGAGTTTAAAGTTTTTGATATACGAGAAAAAGATCATAA